TAATATCTCCAGGAAACAGGCAAAAACAATCAACCTAGGTCTTTTCTATGGTATGGGTAAGATAAAACTACAGAGAGAATTAGGTCTGGATCAGAGACAGGCAAAAGAATTATTTAATGAGTACCATGGCAGAGTCCCTTTTGTGCGTCAGCTTTCACAGGAACTAATAGCATTTGCTAAACAAAATAAATTATTATTTACATTACACGACAGGTTCTGTAGGTTTGATAGATGGGAGACAACTAATAAAGAATGGAATCCTGAAACCAATAGATTTAACGAGGTGCCATTATACACAAAAGAACAAGCAATGGAAGCATTCAAAGCAGAGATGCTAGACAAGTACAAGGAGAACAAGATAGATGCAAACTACATGGATTACTTTGAGAGATATTATACACCTGCATTTACCTACAAGGCTTTGAATAGATTGATACAGGGATCAGCCGCAGATATGACAAAGAAAGCCATGGTAGATCTACATGAGAAAGGTATAGTACCACATATACAAATACACGATGAGCTTTGCTTTTCGATCACGGACCACGAACCAGAGCTTATTAAAAGTATAATGGAAAAAACAATACCTCTTGAGGTCAAGAACAAAGTTGACTTTGAATCTGGACTAAATTGGGGTACAATTAGATGAGGATAAATTATGGCTTACTTAAATGCAAACGTACCACCTATCTATGCACAGATAAGAAGAGAGTATCTATATGATTTACAGAAACATAAGGGCGAAGTTGAAGACTGTATTATCTTTGGCATATCAGCTCTTACTGGAAGGAGTATACTTTGGCATGCTATTATGGAA